TTCATCCCAGCTATCGTCGACAGCCTTCTTGTCCGGACCTTCGTCGGCCAGCGCCTTCGGATCGACGCCCTTGCCGAGATCGACATTGGTGTTGGCGATCGGCTCGGTGGAACCGGACGCCGCCGGGGCCGGATTGCTCTTCATCTGCGCGATGATCGCCTCCGCGTTCGCATGGCTGTTGGCGAGCAGGAATGCCGCCGTCGACGGGTTGGCCTTGCCTTCCTCGCTCGCCATGACTGTCGACATGCGCGCGTTGGCGGCGGCGAAGCCCTTCGCCTCGGCTTCGGACATCAGCGCGGTAACGTCGCTCGCGGCGACAACCTGCTGGACATCGCCGCCCTTGGCGTCCGCGCCCTTGTCATCGCCGGCATCGCCCTTGTCGGACGTCTTGTCGGCGCCGGTGTCGGCAGGCGCATCGTTCGAAGGAGGGGAGGCGTCCGAGCCACCTTTGCCCGGCTCGGGACCGGCGTCGGCATCGTTGCTGTCGTCGGCGGCAGCGGCGCTACCGGCAGCAAGTGCGGCGACGGCGGCGCGGGACATTAGCGAAAACTTCATGGCAACCTGGCCCCTTACATTCGAGCGATCTTACGCTCCAGTTTCATCCAAGCCTCCGGCTCGGAGAGAACGTCACTGACTAAGCCGGTGGCCAAGGCTCGACCGCCCGTATAGACGTCCGCGTTCGTTTCGTGAACCGATTTTTTTGAGATGTTGCGATACCGCGCAACACGGTCCACGAAAACTTCGTCAACCTCGTCGACGAGAGCCTGGAATTTGTCGATCATCTCGTCATCCAGAGGCTCGAGCGAATTGCCTCGCATCTTGCGCGATTTCGAGCGGAAGATGTTCACGGCGACGCCCTCTTCCTCGAGCGCGCGGCTGACTTCGGCGTGGATGATAACAGCGCCGATCGAGCCGACCATGCCAAGCTGGGGCACGAACACCTTGTCCGCGGCCGCGGCGAGCGCGTAGCTGGCGGACAGGGCGCTATCGGCGGCCATCGCCCATATCGGCTTACCCCCGAAGCGCGCGCTGTTCGAATAGATCGCGTCGGCGAGGTCGAACAGGCCGTCGACGGTGCCGCCGCCCGAATTGTGCGGCATCCAGATCGCGCGCACCGCATCGTTCTCGCTCGCATGGAGAAGCTGGGTCCACAGGCCGTCATAGCCCGTTGCGCCCGAATATGGCCCGACGCCCCAGGACCGCCGAAGCGTGCCCTGCACCGGCAGGACCGCGATTCCGCTTTCGGTGAGTTCGTATGGCAGGCGATCGCCGCGATGCTTCGCGACGCCCGAATGGCTCGAAATCTTCGATTTCTTCGCGCGCGCTTCCAGCCGGCCGAGTTCGGCGAGATCTTCCATCCCGCGCGCGTCGATCGTTTCGAATTCCGTCGACAGCGATCGGATGTCCATCTTCCCAGCCAGGACGGCGGCAACCATAGCCGCGTGCGCCTCGCTGACGAGATGCGGGCGGTTGAAGACTTCGCCCATGACGAAGGGTAGGTGTTGCGAGGCCATGTCTATGCTCCCGGTAGTGTGACGAAGGCGTTGGTATCGTCCTCGTCGACAATGCCATCCCCGTCGCCGTCGCGCTGTTGCTGCGGCTGGGATGGGCTGTTGTTCTTGTTCGTGCCCTCGTCGGGATCGATCGTGCCTTCGTCCTCTTCGGCGCCGGGTGTGCCAGGCGCCAGCGGGTCGAGGATGAAATCTCGCTCTTCGGCCATCGCGCGTTCGTTCTGGATCTCGTCGAACACGTCTTCGATGTCGCGGCCGCGCTGGGCGATGATCTCTTCGCGGCTTTCGATGCGCGCCTCGAGCAACATCTTGGACGCCTTCGCTTCCTTCTCCGGATCGATCTGCGGGAAGCCGGGGCCGGTCCACAGACACGCGGTCCACGCTGCGCGATACTCGTCGAAATCAGGCACGCCCGCCGGCAATTCCAGCCGACCCTTCTTCCACGCCTCTTCAATGACGGCGCCGTAGATCAGCGACAGGACATGCTGCCCGAACCAGAAGCGCAGGCGCATGATGCCCTGCCAGATGTCGAGCAACGCAGCGCGCGCGGCCGAATAGTTCGCGTCGGAGAAATTCTTCGCGATCTGTTCGAAGCTGATGCCGACGCTCGAAGCGAAACCGCGCAGGAAGCCGTTGCGGAAGACCGAAGGATCCTGAATGGCGCGGTTCACGGCACTCATTTTGATCTGATCGCCGGGCGGCATAACCGGAATGCGCGAGCCGCCGACGCGCATCTTGACGCCGTTGTAGTAGCCCAGCTTCTTTTCGAACAAGCCCCAGCTATCGGTAATCGCATCGGGCAGCGGGGCGTTGAGGTTCTGCGCAACCGACCGCGTAGAGCCTTCCGATTGGATGTATGTGGCGAGCACCTGGTTGATCGTGGCCGCGCCGAGATAGGCGTCGTCGAATTTGTCGAGCATGCCCGCTTGCTTCAGGATCGTCACCAGCGTCGACACGCCGCGGATCTGGCCGGCGCGCGTCTTCACGAACCAGTTGAAGCCGACCGGCCGGCCGGTATCGGTCTCGCGCGGAACCATCTCGAAATCCATGTCCGACGGGTTCGTCAGCGTTTCGGACGGGTGCTTCTTGCGGACGAAGGTGCCGACACGGCGCCCCCAGCGATCGAAGATGAAACCGTCGCGGACGTTGGGATTGTCGACCTTGTTGCTCGGCGTCTCGATGCGATCCGGATCGTAGACTTCGACGAAGGTGGCCCAGCGGTGGCGGTAGGCTTTCGCGCGATCTTCGTCGTAATGGATTACGCCGGCGCACTCACCGTCCGGTCCCGAGATCTGGCGAAAGAGCATCCATGCCAGCCCGCCAAAGTCGTAATGCCCTTCGGCGTCTTGCAGAAGGCGGGTGTCGTAGGCCCAATTCTTGAATTCACGCTCGAATACCTTGCGGATGCGCGTCTGTTCTTCGGGATCGGTGATGCCAAGCACGTCGAACGACGGCGTGGCGCGGACCATCAGCCGCGGCCCGACAACCATGTCCGCCTTGCGATCGAGGCCGCCCCGAATGTGCTCGCTGTAGCGCTCGACATCGCGCGCCGAGCGGACGATGTCGCGGCGCGCCATGCGGCCTTCCTTGGCCGCCGACATCAGGGGCGGGGTGGAGAAGACCTGGCCGGGGAACGATTCCATGTTCCGGAAGACGCGTCCGCCCATGCTGGCGGCCAGCGTTTCCTGCGAAGGGAGCGCGAGATCGAGTTCGGCCATCATCCAATCTCCACGGGGATCGCGCCACCGCCGTCGCCGACGGGCAAGCCGCGCTCGGTCGCTTCGGTGTAGAGTTCGCGCAGTTCACGACGCGCTTCGCCGACATTGCCGGCCGTGTATTCGATCCGGCGCCCCTCGCCGGCGACGACGCCCACGCCACCGCCGATCGCCGCCTTCTTGATCGCAGCGCGATACTCGGCGATCTCGGCGACAAGCTGCTCGTCGGTTAGGTCTGCATACGGCCGCATGATCGCTCCCTAGTTCGTGTCGGCATTGATCTGTGCCAGCCGATCGAAGACGTCTGTCGGCGCTCGTAACACATCGCCAAGTCCCTGTCCCCGTGCTTTAGGCGTCGCCCATTCGGGAAGCTGGCCTTCCCAATGCTTCGGATTGTCGGCCTTCAGCGCCTCGCGCGCAACCTCGCAAGCGACATAGCCGTCCCACGTCTCGTTCCGGACGCGGTGCTTCACCCATTCCCCGTTCGTGTAGCGCTCGGCCGTCAGTTCGTAGACGTAGAGCGTCATCATCTTCTGGAAGGCGCGGCGATCGATATTGCTGTCGACAGGCGGGAGCACGGGGATGTGCATGCGGCCCGGCCCCGGTTCCTCGATCTTCATGCGCGCCGCGATGATCTTCTTGACCTCGCTGACGTTGGGGTAGCGCTCGTAGACAGGGAGCCATTTCTTGCCGAAATCGTCCAGTTCGACCAGCTTCGACTTGCCATAGGTCTCGCCCTTGTCGGAGCCTTGCATCAGCATCACCTGATACGGCTGGACGAGGCGGCCTTCCTGACGCGTCAGCAGCTTCGACAACCATTTGCGGCCGTTGTTCGTCACGCCCGGCTGGCCCGAGTTGTTCACCACCGTCTTTGCGATCGGCATGAACAGTTCGTCCATCCCCGCTTCCTTGCGCTGGGGGTTCGATTGCAGCGGGTAGCTGGAGGCGATCACCGCCTCTTCGATGACGTCCCAATCGTCCAACCGCATCGCCGGATCGATGTCCTCGAAGGCGGTATGCGTGCCGAATGCCGGCCATTGCTTGATCGAGTAGCGATCGATCAGCCAGCTTTCGCGATTGAGGCTCCAGCCGATGACGACGACTTCGAAGCGATCGCCCTGGACGTCGACGAAGGCGGTCAGGAACATGACGCCGGCGGGGACGGACTTCATGGGATAGCCGGACGCGAGGCGCGTTTCGACGATCCGCGGCGGATCGATCTGCTCTTCCGCCTTCGTCGAGCGCGGCGTCTCGCCCAGCTTCTTGACCACGACTTCGCGAAAGTGCGTCTCGACGCCCGTCGCGTCCAGCGTCAGCTTGGCGGCGGCCCAATCGCGCGCAGTCTCGTTGAATTTCACGAACGGCGCCATGAAGGCGTGGATGACGAAACCCATCTGCGCGGCGACGCGCGCCTCGCCCTTGATCGTGCCGTTCGGCAACCATTCCTGGTGCGGCTGGAGCCACCGGCCGGCGTTCATGATCTCGAGGCGGCGATTGTGCCCGAATTCTTCGCGGCATTCGGGGTTCGGACAGACCAGCCGCACGGCCTTGGCGACATGGTCGAGGAAAGCGACACGCTCCATCTCTTCGGCAAGGCCCATCAGATCCGGCAGGTTCCACTTCCACCGCGGCCTGTCCTGGTCTTCGGCTTCCACGGCTGGCGAAGCGGCGTGCCCGCATTAGGGACAACGCGCGAACCAGAGATGCAGCAGGCAATCCTTCAGGATCAGATCGATGCCGCCGTCCGGCCCGGCGTCGGGGTGCGAGCAAAGGTAGGCTTTGGCGGCCGAGCCGTATTCATCCTGGCGCGACGTCACCAGCGTCATGATCGCGTCGCGGACCTTCTTGACGTAGGCGTCGATCTCGTCGGCGACGATGACCGGGGCGGACTTGGCGCGAAGCGCCCGCATGGTGGCGACGCGCCACAGGGCGAGGGCGCGGCCGATACGCTTGCGGGCGCGCGCCTTGTTCCGGCTGTCCTTCCAATCGATGCGCTCGCGAACCTCGTCGTGGAGCATAAGCATCTGCTCGCCGCGCTCGTCGAGATAGTCGTTGAGGCTGTCTTCGTCCTGCATCAGCCACAAGACGCCCTTCAGCGGTCCATACGTCCAATCGCGCAGAACCATGTTCTCGGCGCTGACGGTCTTCGCCGAGCGCGTGTTGCCCTTTACGCCGATGACGTTGACGTCGGGATGATCGCAGGCGTCGTTGATGGCGGCCGCGTAGGGCGTCAGCGACGGATCGTAGGGGAAAGGTTCGCCGCCTGGATTGACCATCAGGCGCTTGGTGCGGGCGAATTCGTTGATCGAGATCGCGCGTGCTGGGAGTAGGGAATCAAGCCTTGCGAGAACCGCTTCCGCTGCGTTTCCGTCGTGCTGGTGCCTTGCGAGGCTTTCGAGCCGGTTTTCGATTTCCAGTGTCGACAGCATCGGGAGAAAGCATGCCCTTCAGGTTCTTGTGCGTGCGCAATAGCAATTCATGAGCGTTGGTGTCGATAAGGGTGCGCGTTTCCGGCTCGAGGCGCCCGTGCGGATCGACGAGATTGGACAGGTTCGAAAGCGTCTCGGACACTTCGGAGAAGACCATGCCGACGACGCGCTGGAGTTCGTCGACGCGGACGTAAAGCCCCTGGTCGCGCATCCGCTGCTCGATTTCCGCGGCAAGCTGGTTGGCCTTCGCCAGTTCGGCGATCGAGAAATTGCCGACCATCTGTTCGGACATCTGGTCCGTGCCGATCAGTTGCCCCAGCCGCTTCGTCTTCGCCGCGTTGGCGGTCTGGTGGCGCTGAATAAACGAGATCATCGCCTTCAGCGCTTCGCGCGCCGGGTAGAGATGGGCGTTCCCGTCGCGCTCGGCCATGTCGGGGAAGCCGGCCATCTCCTTCCGCTTCGTGACGAATCGTGGCTTCGTCACGCCCCATAGGGCCGCGCATTCGTCCAGCGAGATCAGCGGCGCCTTCTTCCTGCCGAGCGCCTTTAGGGCGGCCTCCAGGTCGACGAGGCGTTTGCTGTCAGTCTTGTCCGCCACGCGCGATCCTTGCGAGCCTTTCCAGCCGGTCCCCTTCGACGCGCAGCTTCTCCGCGCGCGCCTCGACGAAATCGAAGATGAAGGGCACCAGCCGCTCGGGGAAACTCACCTTGCGGCGCGCCTGTGCCAACGCTTCGACAACGAGCGTATAGGGGACTTCCGCCAATTCGACGAGCACTTGGTCGCTGAATTCGCGGCGCGAGGCCGGATCGACGCGCGCCATGGTGAGCGCGATGAAGCCGCCGATGTCCTGCTCGATCAGCCTGTCGACGGCTTCGTCGTCGGCTTCCGCGAGCGGCTTCGCCTCGTTCCACCAGCCCTCTTCGGCGGCGGCGAGGACGTCAGCCGGGATGTCCATCTTGGCGCGGATCTCCGCTTCGTCCTGCCCGTTGGCGAGCATGGCGGAAGCGTTCGCGTGTGCCACGCGTAGCCGCTGCGGCTGGCCCCAGGACTTCTCCGGTTGTCGGATCGTAATCGCCTTCTGCGGCGTCGCCTGAATATCCGTCATTGATTACCTCGCGAAAAATGTGCGGCTTCAGCAGCCGAGTGAGGGTGAGACGATAGGGCTTGGAATACCCCTTGCCCGGCTTGGCGCGGCCCGTGAGGAACGCCGATTCCCTGATCTTCTGGAAGACGACGCGCCAGACGTCGTGAAGGCTCTCGCCGGTCTGCGCGTGCTCCTTCGCCCGCTCGCGCACCAACCGGACCATCGATTCCGTTACCTGTCGACAGCCTCCCATGTTGGGATAGTCGGTCTTCAGCTTGTCCCACTCCTGCTTGATGAAAACCGGAAGCGGTGGATCGCCGTCGACGGGCGCGATCGCGCCTGACGGTTCACTGACAGGTTCATCTGATGGTTCTATGATAGGATAGGGTGCCACCGTGGCACCGGGTAGCGTCGTCCCTGGCACCGGGGGGGTGCCACCCTGGCGGGGGTGATGTGCCACCGTGGCGGGGGTGCCAGGGTGCTCTTCGAACAGATCCGGCTCTTCCCAATCCTCGTATTCCTGGTGCGGGCCGCGTTGCTTGGGAGCGGCTGGGCGCTCAACGTAGGGCAGCTTCTCGAGGTTGAAGAGATACTGCGATGACGCGTCCGTCCGGCGCCTCACGCGGACCAGACCGAGCACCTGCGCTTGCTTCAGCGCTCGCTGGACGGAGCGCGTCGACAGGCCGGTCCAGTTCTCGATCGACTTCACGCTCGGCCATGCAAAGCCTTCGCCGTTCGAAAAGTCCGCCAGCGCCATCAGCGTCCACTTCAGGTTGCGGCCGGATCCTTCGTGCTGTTCGCGGATCGGCTTGACCATTTTGTCGTAATCGGCCGCGGTGCGACAGCTTACGCGCGTTGTGATTTCGAATGCCATGGTTGGTGGTCTCTCGTCAGAAAAGTAGCGGGTCTGCTGTGTCGTCGAAGGCGTTGTAATCGCCCGATCGGCACGCGGAGTATTCGGGGTAGAAGCGGGCCGTGCGCGTGCCGACGCGGCCATGCCTGTTCTTCGCGCAGATCAGGTCCAGCTTGTTCCTGGCTGCGAACATTTCGGTTTCCCATTCTTCGAAGGCGTCGCGCTTGTCCGGCGTCTTGTCGCCGGGCTTGGGGCGCTCCTGCTCGAGATAGTATTCCTCGCGGTAGATGAAGGTGACGCTGTCGGCGTCCTGCTCGAGATCCCCGCTCTCCTTCAGATCGGACAGGATGGGGCGCTTGTTCTGGCGTTGCTCGACGCCGCGCGATAGCTGCGCGAGGGCGATCAGGGCGACATCCAGATCCTCGGCCAGTTTCTTCAGCATGCGCGAAACGGCGCTGACGCGGTCGTAGCCTTTCGTCAGCGGCTTCCCGTCGGCGGAATGCGCGCCCAGCAGGCCGAGATAGTCGACGACGACGAATTCCAGTTCCCGCCCCTGCGCGGCGAGAAGCGCGCGATGTTGCGCAGCGAGCGAGTAGACGCGCTTCACGTCGACCGTGCCGGGCGTCAGGAACCGGATCGGCAGCAGCTTTCCGCGCTGCTCGACCTGGTCGACGATCCCCCAGCCGCCATCGGCGAGTTCGCCCTTCTTCAGCTTTTCGTGCTCGATCCGATGGCCCATCGCGTGCGCGAGATCGGCGGTCGACCGGATGGCCATCTGCTCGGCGCTCATTTCGTGATTGAAGACGAGACCGGGATGCCCGTTGATCGCGTAACCATAGGCAACTGATGAAGCGAGGCTCGACTTACCCATGCCGGGCCGCCCCGCGAGGATGTTGTAGGTTCCGCGCTCGAGGTTCAGCAGCGAGTCCCACTCTTCCACCAGCGCATTGCGCATGCCGGCGGCGTCTGGATTGTCTCGGATCTTCTCGGCGCGTTCGCGCACCAGCCGCGCAAGATCGCCAGCATGAAGCATGACGTCGACAGGCTTGCGCGCCGCGGCGGCCCAGCCGGACGCCTCCACCTTGCCGGTGATCGCGTCGACCGGAACGTCCAGATCGTCATGAACGCTGTTCAGCGCTTCGCGCAGGGTTTCGCGCACACCGCGCCGCCCCGCGAGATCGGCAACCTGGTCCGCCAGCGCATCGATCGCTCCCTTGACGGCTGGCGCTTCGACGAGATCGCCGAGATAGTCGCCATACCGGCAATCACCATCGCTCGCGAACAGGGGGCGCAGCGTCACCGCGTCGGCGCGCATGCCCTTTGCTGCAAAGCGGAGCATGGCCGAATAGATCCGGCCGTTGAGCGCGTCGGCAAAGTCATCGGGCTTCACACGATCGGCGACGCCGATGATGCGATCGTTGTCGAGCATCAGGCCGCCGAGAAGAGCGGCTTCCGCGGTCGGATTTATGAGGCGATCGTTCGCGTTCACCGCGCCACCGCCATTTCAGCGCGCTCGCCGTCGCGGTGAGACCAGCCGAACGACGTCCAGCCGGGACGGGCCGCGCCGGCGAACATATCGAGATAGGGGCCGCTTCCGAAATAGCGGGCACGCCGGAAAAATTCGTCGGGCTTGCGACTGTGCGCGCCGACGGGGGCGAAGATGATCTGCCGGATGTCGCGGCGGGCCACCCTGGGGGAACCTATGCGGCCGAGAATGACATATTCGGCGTTCTGGCGTGTGGTGAACCCGGTCCCCATGTGGAGATCGCCTTCGAACAGCGCGCTCGGCTCGATGTCGACGACGCCAGGGAAGTTCTTCAGCGTCTTGATCCAGACGAAGGCCGTCGACGACGGGCGCACGCCCCAGGCGCGAAAAAGCCGGTTATGGACGCCGGGCGCCATCAACGGGCCGGTGATCCACAGCATGATCCACGCGTTCGGCAGCGCGAGCGTCTTGATCGGCAGCTTCTCGAGATGGGGGATGTCCATCGTCGGGTAGTGGCGCTGGGGGTTGCGGTCGGATTGCGGATTGCTGACGGGCGCGCGCGAGCGAAAGTGCCACGGCGGATCGATCGAGATAACGCCGAAGCGCTCGTCGGGCAGCGGCGGCAGGGGGAGATTGTCGGCTTTCGGGCTGGCGGTCATTTCCGCTCCATGGTCTTCATCAACAGGGCGTCGCGCCACGGGCGCGGATGGATGGCATCGCCAATCTGGCTGATCCCATAGTCGAGGATCCCGCACGCCTCGGCGGCGTCGGCGATGTCCGTGTGCCAGCCGAATTCACCGCAACGCTGGATGGCCAGTTCTTTCGGATCCTCGCCGGGCAGGTAGGGCCGCCCCTTCAGCGTCTTGTCGCGCTTGAAGCCGGAGCCGCGCCCGATGAAATGAGAGCGCCACGTCGAGATGTGGACCTTGTAGCACCAGACCATCTTCTGATCGCGCGGCTTCACCTGAAAAGCGAATTTCTCGACCACGCCGCCGAGCGCGATCAGGCGGTAGACGGTGTCGATATTGATCTTCGCGTCGATGTGCTGGGCTTCGAAGAACCAATGCGTGATCGGCGATCCCGCGTTCTTCGTCTTCAGGTAGATTTCGCGCAGGAAGCGCTCGAGCGCGTCCGCGGGACGGCCGACTTCGCCCGGCTGGCCGGGCAGCGTGAACGCGCCGAAGAAAGGGCGTGGCATGCCGACAGCGTGCCACGCCCATCCCGTCGTCGTCGCCAGATCAAGGGCGAGGACCGAAGTTTTCATTCGGCGTCGTCTGCGAGGTCCGAATTGTCGCCGGTGTAAGGCTCTTCGCCGCCCGACATGGCATCCTTGGCGCGGTTCTTGGCGGCGGCTTCGGCGCGACCGGCTTGCTGGGCCAGTTCTTCGTCGCTCGCTTCCTCGAAATCATCTTCATCGCCGCTGGTGCCGTCGACGTCGTTCTCGAGATCTTCGATTTCCTCTTCGATCGTGCCGTCACCCTCGTCTTCGACTTCCGGTTTGCCCTTGCCAGGGCGGAAATCGACGATGTTCCCCTCGGCACGGTCGACCAGATCGGCGCCCGTCTTCGGCAGGCCGGACGCGTCGAGCAGGCCGTTGAGGTCGCGGAACGTCAGGATCCGGTCGTTGTCGTCCAGCTTGCGCAGGATCATGAAGATTTTCGCGGCGGCCTTGTCGACGCCGTGGATCCCTTCACAAGCCGAGAACACGTCACCGATGTCCTTCGCGGCCTTCTGCTGCTTGGCCTTCATCGCATCGATCGTCGTGAGGCGCTTGAACGCCCCGCGGTAATCGACCGGCTTCATGTCGGCGGCTACTTTGCCGTCCTTCGCTGCTTGCGCCATTGGTCTTCCTTCTCGTTTCGCCGGCGGGCCGCCGGGCAGTTATGCCGCCTCGTCGGCGACGAAATCATCCATGTCATGCCCGTGCGATTCGCCCAGCAACACGATCGCCCTGCGATAGTGCTTCGGGATGCCCCGCACGCGCCAGTTGTAGATGTTCTGACGGGATGTGTGGAAGTGCTCGGCGAGCGCCGGGGCGCCGATGCGGTCAATCACTTCCATGTCGGATATGGTCTTCTTTGCCATTTGGCGCTGATACGGCGCGATCTTGCGCTTGTAAACAGGCGTTGACAATTTTCCCTTGCACCCCGGCTTAAAGCCCGTCATACGGTGCGGCGTCGCAGCGATGCGGCAGACCACCAACCAGGAGCGGGCCGTCAGGTTCGCACTCGCATCCCCCGCCCCGCGCGCCCGATGCGCCCGCTCCCATAGCGAGGCTCCATGATCCCCGATCCTCATATCCGCGAGCGCGGCGGCGCCGATCCGCTGATAGAAGGCTATTACCTGATCCGGCTGGACCGCGCGCGCCGTGTGAGTGTGCCGGTGCGGGTCTGGTATGGTCCGCCTAACGATCCCGAAACCGGCGAGCCGTTGGATCGCTCGCATCGCTGGCAGATACAGGTTGGCTTCCAGCTTCTCGAGGAAGGGCCGCTGCGCATCGGCGGCATCTGGATCGAGGGATTGACGGACGTCTGGCCGTCGTGCGCGAAGAACCCGATCGACCGCGTCGATTGGCAGTATCGACTCGAGCGCGCCGAATGGGCGACGACGAACGACGGGGATGATCCCTATTCGCAACTTGGAGGGCGCATCGATCCGATGACGTGCTCGCTGCCATGAACATCCTTCAGATCACGCGCGAAAGCTGGATCGATGCGCTCGCGTCGATACCGCCCGATCCGATGATAGCCGAAGCCAGCAAGCGCGCGGCCGAATGGCGCGATCGCGAATTGGAGAAGCGGCTGCGCGAGGCTGGGCCGGGCCATGCCGTCGGCGTGCGCCTGAAACCCGGCTCGCATCTGCCGTTCCCGCGCGAATATCTGGCCCAGCCGACGGTCGAGTTGGAGTGGGAATTTCACACCGTCGAGTTGATCGACGGAGCGATCACCGTCGGCTTGGCCGGCTTCCACTATTTCACGCTGAAGGATCCGAAATGAAGGCTCTTACTGTCTGGCAACCATGGGCGTCGCTGATCGTCGAAGGAGCGAAGCCATACGAGTTTCGCGGCTGGCGCGCCCACCAATCGATGATCGGCCAGCGCATCGTTATCCACGCCGCGGCGCGGACAATCCGAGCGCGCGAGATCGGCGACTTGCTCGACGATATGAAAGCCGGCGGGGAAGCGTGGGCGAGCCGCTGTCTGCATCAAGCCCAAGCTGAAACTGTGCTCGAGAGCGCGTTGCGCATGACGTTGACGGGGCGGCCCTCGCTTCCTCTTCTGCCGTCCGCAGATGATCTCCCATATTCTGCCGGTCTCGGCACCGCCGTCATCGGCGAGCCTCGCAATGGCTTCGACATCGCCGAAGAATTCGGCCTTCCTCGCGTCAACGACAGCGATCGCGACGAGCACGCGAATTGGGGCTGGCCCATGCTCGACATCGAGAAGTGGGACGAGCCGATTCCCATGAAGGGCGCGCAAGGCTTCTGGAATTGGCCCGAGCCGGAAAGCGTCGGCCTGTGAGCATGATCCCCGACGAACCGAACCCCCGCGCTGTGGTAGGCGGCAACCAGCCACCCAGCCCAATCGAGCACCTTGTCGACCTTCAACGCGAGGCACAGACGACAGAGAAGCGCGAGCGGCTGGAATACATCGTCGGCCGCGCTGATGCGAAAAAGATCTCCGATCGCGAGACGGCTGGACAGGCTGGCGACATCATCAAGGTTGCGGGCGAATTCGAGAAGATCGTCGAGAACGATCGGATCGCGCTGACGAAGCCCTACCGGGACGCTGCCGACGCCGCGAAGGGCGAATGCGATCAGTTTCTCGAGCCGTTGCGCGATGCTATCGAGCGCCTTCGCGCGCGGCTGAAGGAATGGTCCGATGCCGAAGATCAGCGCATCGCCGAACAGCAGGCCGAACAGGACAGGTTCTTCGCGGATCCGGTTGCGGACCCGCCTGCGCAACCAGACGCGAAAAACGAGCCGGATTGTCAACCAGCCGCGAAGCCCGCGCCCCCTCCACCCCCGCCGTCGACACTGAAGCCCGCAAAGCGCCGCAAGATCGTCGGCGACCTCGGCGCGCGCGTGAGCCAGATCGAGCGCAAGCACTACCGCGTTGTCGACGTGCGCGCGGTGCCCGATTTCATCCTCAATTCGTCCACCGTCCACGAAGCGATCGTGCAGGTGGCGAAGTCGATGGCCAAGCACATGCCGGAGATCGCCGGCATCGAAGTCACCACCGAAACCGACAACCAGGTCCGATAGGAGCCGGAATGAGCAATCTGCAAACCACACGACAGGCCAATCTGAAGGAAGTGCTGAAGATGGTGCTCGGGCGCGAGCGCGACATCGTCAACATGCTCCCGCCCGATCTCCCGTTCGACCGCTTCCGTGCCAACATCACGAATGCGCTGACACAGAACGCGCAGCTACTCGACGCGGACGTCCGGTCTATTTTCCAAGCGTGCATGAAGGCCGCCTATGATGGTTTGCGGATCGATGGGCGCGAGGCCGCGATCGTGACGCACGAAACCACCTTCCGCCGCAACACACAGAACGAGCGCAAGGTTCTCTTGGCGCAATACTATCCGATGGCATTCGGCCTGATCCAACAGGTGCTCCGCGGCGGCGAAGTCATATCGATGTTCGCCGACGTCATTCGCGAGGGCGATGAATACGAGGTTCTGCGCGGGACCAACGCGGGGATCTATCACAAGCCCGACGTGGAGGGGAAAGGCGCGATCATCGCCGCCTATTCGGTTGCCACGCTGAAGAGCGGCGCGAAGACGTTCGAATTCCTCACCGGGGCCGATCTCGCGTCGATCAAGGATGCCGCGCAAACCGACAAGGTCTGGAAGCGCTGGCCGGGCGAGATGTCGAAGAAGTCGGCAATCCGCCGCCACCGTAAAACTCTGCCGCTGGGCGATCGCGACATCGTGATCCGCGACTCCGAAGCCGAAGATCTCTTCCCCGAAATGAACCCGCAGCACGAAAGCCTGCCCGCGCCGGCGCAAAACCAGCCGCGGCCGACACGACAGGCCATCGCCGACCAGCAAGGCACCGGCCAAGGCGTCGACATGGACCTTGGCGACGATCCCGGCGAAGTCATCGATCAGGAAGACAAGGTCGAGGCGAAGAAGGCCGCGCCGAAAGCTAAGGCGGCGAAAAGCGCTCCAGCCGCCCAGGACGACGTCGATTTGCCGGAAGACGAAGAAGCCTGGCGCTTCTGGTCGACGTCCACCGAAGACGAGATTGCCGCGGCGCCTGACGCGGACACGGTGAATGCGATCGCCAAGCGCGAGGAAGGCAGGCTGAAGGCCGCCACCAAGGAACGGAGCGACTATCTGCGTGGGCTGATTTCGGATCGGCTTGCTGACTTTGCGACGGGGGGAGAGGGCTGATGTCGAATTATCGAGGCGATCTGGTCGACCGCGTCTCACAGGCGTTCGATGGCGACCGCGTTCTTGCTGAAGCTGCCGTCGACGAGGTTCTGCGCCAGATCCGCGCGCTTACGACGATCGACGACATGCTGATCCTGAAGGGCTTCGGCACCTTCAGCATGCGCCACCGGCGCGAGAGCACCACCCGCAATCCCAGGACGGGCGCGCCGATGACGGTGCCCGCGTCGACGCGGCTGCATTTCAAGGCGTCGAAGGTCTGATGGCCCGCCCCCCTAAGCTGCCTATCCCCGAGCGGGCGCTGAACGACGTCGGCGCCATTCTCGGCCGCACGGGCGCCGGTAAGTCCGGCACCGGCCGGATCCTGCTCGAGCACAAACTACGCGCGGGCCACCGGGCCGGGGTCATCGATCCCAAAGGCGATTGGTGGGGCGCGCGGCTGGCGAAGAGCGGCAAGTCCCCCTCTCCCTTCAAAGTCATCGTCTTCGGCGGCACGCACGCCGACGTGCCGATCACGGACGACAACGGGCACGTTCTCGGTCAAGTCCTGGCCGGGTCGAGCGAGAGTTTCATCATCGACCTGTCCGGCTTCAGCATTGCGGGCATGCGGCGGTTCATGATGGCGTTCGCGGAATCGTTCTTCGAACATAACCTCGCTCCGATCACGCTGTTCGTCGACGAAGCCGACCAACTTGCGCCCCAGCGCGTCGGCGCCGACATGGCCAACCTCCTTCACCGCATGGAGCGGCTGGCGCGACAGGGCAGGAGCAAGGGCATCTTCCTGTGGATGCTGACGCAACGCCCGGCTGTTCTGAACAAGAACCTGCTCTCCCAGGCTGAAACGCTCGTCGCGATGAAGGTGACGACGGTTCACGATCGCAAAGCCCTAAGCGAGTGGATGCAGGCGCACAGTCCGGAAGACGCTGCCATCGTCGAAAAGGATCTCGCGAAGCTGTCCGTCGGGGAAGCCTTCGTGTGGGTGCCAAGCGCCGATTTCCTCCAGCGTGTGCAATTCCCGCTCTTCCAGACCTATGATTCCGGCCGCACGCCCCAGCATGGCGAGACCGTCGAGGACGTGAAGCTGAAGCCGCTCGACGTTGGCGAATTCGGCAAGCTGCTCGCCCAGGAAGACGCGGCAACCGACGAACTGGCCGAGACGAAGGCCGCGCTGAAGACCGCGCAGACCGCGCTCGCGGACGAGCGCGCGCGCCACCGCGAGACGCGTGCCGAACTGGCGAGCGTCAACATGCGCGAGGATCGGTTGCTGACGGTTTTCGCGGCGCTCCAGATGCGGATCGGGGCGGCCATCGGCTCCCCGGCGATCGAGCCGCTGGGCCTCGACAAGCCTTACGAGAAATTCGTCATGATCGAGGATAGCGACGGCGTCGTCCGCGCGATTCCTCGCGAGGGCGACAATCCCAACCACAGCCGGAAGGCCAAGGCCCGCGTGAAGCGCGCCAACCCGAAGAAGGACGCGAAATGACAGCGATAGGATCACCCTGCCCGATCAAGGGCTGCACGCGCCACGCGAAGCCGAACCAGCTTATGTGCTGGCCTCACTGGCGCCGGGTGCCGAAGGCATTGAACCATGCCGTCTTCGACACCTATCGCAATATCCGCAACGATCCGGAGGCGTATCGCGAGGCGCGCGCCGCGGCGATCGATGCTGTCGAAACCAAGGAGGCGGACGAAGCGAAATGAAGGGTCGAGATCTATTGTGCTTCGTCGTGCTCGTCGTGCTGTTCGGCGGTCTGTTCATGTGGCTCGAGACAAGGCCCGGCTGGCCGATCCGGCTCACCGTCGGCGACATCATCCTGCTCGCCGGGATATTCACCATCATCGCCGTCGTGCGCGATGCAGCGGAGAGCGATTGATGGCCGATAATTCGAAGATCGAGTGGACAGACCACACCTTCAACCCGTGGATCGGCTGTTCGAAGATCAGCCTGGCATGCGATAATTGCTACGCCGAAGAACTCATGGACACGCGCTATGGCCGTGCGAAATGGGGACCGGGCCAGCCGCGCGTTCGAACATCGGAATCGAACTGGCGAAAGCCGTTGACGTGGGCGCGACAGGCAAATGATTTCGGCGCGATCCACGAACGTCGACAGCGCGTCTTCTGCGCCAGCCTGGCCGACGTCTTCGACAACGAAGTAGACCCGGCCTGGCGGCTGGACCTCTTCAAGTTGATCGATCGCACGGCGGAACTCGATTGGCTGGTGCTTACCAAGCGCATCGGCAACGCTCGCAAGATGCTCGAGGACATCGGTATTCCGGTCGACCAGATCGCGGATCCGCATGGAATCCTACGCCATGTCTGGTTCGGGGCGACGATCGCCAACCGCGAAGAGATGCTGCGTGACGGGCCGAAATTGAAGGCGTTGCCCGCGGCGGTTCGTTTTTGGAGCGTTGAACCGATGCTAGGCGATCTCGGAGAGATACCGCCCGAACTCATGCCCGATTGGATTATTGCCGGTGGCGAAAGCGGGGCGAAGGCGCGCGCCGCTGATCCTCGCTGGTTCTACAGCCTGCGCGATCAATGCGAGGCGGCTGGAGTGCCGTTCCTCTTCAAGCAATGGGGCACTTTCGGCGAAGACGGACAGCGTGTCGGCAAGGCGAAGGCTGGCCGGCTGCTCGCCGGGCGGACACACGACAGCTTTCCGGAAGGTCCGGTCTGATGCGGTTCCGACGCCTCACATGCCCGCTCGTCTGCGCCAGCTTTTCAAGCGCAAGAAAGGCGCGGGCACCTTCTTCGCATGGTGGCCTCGTCGCCTCGACAATGGAACATGGGTCTGGCTGGAGACAGTCAATCGATACAGAACGCGCCGCTATTACGGCGGCCGCAAGCGCTAGGAGCGAAACATGCTTACCCTCAAAAGGCTCGGCTGGACCGGGCTTCTGATCGTCGCCCAGCCGATCAAGATCATCGTTACGATCATCATTCTCGTCGGCGTCATGCTCTCCGACATCGGGCCGGAATTCATGCGTGAACTCCGGAAGATCTGGAGCGAGCGATGATCCGGATCGAAATCACCTGCGATCATGCGGAAGAGCCGCGCGCTCGAGACGCGAAGGCGCCGTGCGCGTCGACGCGTGGGCGTAGTTTGGCGATCGACAGCGTCGGTGTGATGTCGGACGCCAGCCGCGCCGTCGAACGCGTCGTGCGCGAACAAGGCTGGCACCGATGGATCATTCCTTCGCTCGGCCGTCGCAAGGGCTTCATCTGCGCGAACTGCTACCGGCGCGCGAAAGGCGAAATATGACCGACCTCTACATCTCCCCGGTCCCCGTCACCACGATCCGGCGCTACAGCTACCAGATCGGCGACTATGTCGACGTCCGCGTCCACCAATATCCGCATGGTGATGGCGTCCAGCATTGCGATCCGAAGTCCTGCCGCGAATGCTACCGCGAGAGGCATTGGAAGGCGGGGCAGACCCATGGCTAAGGCGCCCGTCGACGATGCCGCGTGCAAGCGTTGCGATGATAGCGGCCTTCTACCGCGGGGCGGCGCCGAATCGGATGTCTGCACCTGCCCGGCAGGCGGTCGCGTGCTGGATCAGCTTGCCGATCGTGAGGCTCGAGCCGCATGACAATCCCTACCGGCTTCCTCGACGAGATCCGCGCCAGGACGACGCTGTCTTCGCTTATCAGCCGATCAGGCGTGCCGCTCAAGAAGGCGGGGCGCGAGTGGAAGGCGCCTTGCCCGTTCCACAACGAGAAGACGCCCAGCTTCTACGTCAACGACGAGAAGGCGTTCTACCATTGCTTCGGATGCCAGGCGCACGGTGACGCGATCGGCTGGATGGTCGACCATGACGGCATGCAATTCATCGATGCGGTGAAGGAACTGGCCGAGCAAGCCGGTCTGGAGATGCCCGCGCCGGATCCGCAAGCTGCGCAGCGCGCGAAGAGGCGTGACAGCTACGTCGACATCAATGCCCGAGCGCAAAGGTTCTTCGTTGGACGGCTGGACGCTGGCCCCGGCGACCTCGATGCTTCGGCCGCCGTGAAATACCTCGTCGACCGCGGCATTGACGGGGCCGCTATCGACAAATTCCAGATTGGCTTCGCACCGAACTCCCGGCCCGGCCAGCCGGCGCCCTTGGTCGAGACGCTGAAGGATGTGGATGCGGCCGAACTGGAGCGGCTGGGCCTCGTCAAACGCAACCCCGACAGCGGGCGCGCCTACGATTTCTTTCGCCGGCGCATCATGATCCCCATCCATGACGCGCGCGGCAACACCATCGGCTTCGGCGGGCGAATCGTCGGCGCCGGAGAGCCGAAATATCTGAACTCTCCCGATACCCCCGTCTTCGACAAGGGCCGCACGCTGTTCAACCTTCACCGCGTCGCGCCAGCCGCGCGCGCCAAGGGCCGCCTGCTGATCGTCGAAGGCTACATGGACGTCATCGGCCTGGACAGCGTCGGCTTCGATGTCGCGGTGGCACCGAACGGGACCGCGCTGACGGAGCATCAGCTATTCCTCGCGTGGAAGCTGGTCGACACGCCGACGGTGTGCTTCGACGGCGATAATGCGGGCCGGAAGGCGATGGCCCGTGCCGCCTACCGTGCCCTCCCGATCATGGAGCCGGGAAAGGGTCTGCGCTTCGCCAAACTGCCGGAAGGCAAGGATCCTGACGATATGGCGCGACAGGACGGACTCGAGGCGGTCAATGCGATGGTCGAAGGGGCGGCGCCGCTCGTCGACGTCATCTGGCGCGATCTGTTGGAGCGCTACGATCAGCGCAATCCCGATCAGCGCGCAGCGATGGCTGCGGAAATCAAGAAGGTGGTTGCGGGGATCCGGAACGTCGACGTGCGCGAATCCTACCGGGAAGCGCTGCGCACGCTCTATCGCACGAACGGGGAGCGAAGCCGGGCGACGAGCGGCCGCCATAGCGAGCGTGGCCCGGCCAGAAACGTCGCGATGGCGGTTGAAGGCGCATTGATCCTCGGCGTGATCGACATGCCGGCGGTGATCGAAGGGCAGGGCGAGAACATCGCCAAGCTGGCATGGCGAGCCGAACAGCACCAGCGTATCGTAGACGTGCTTTACGACGCGTCCTGGCTGACGGCCATGAACAACGAGCCTTTGACGCGCGACATCGCGCTCGAGGCGATCGAGAAGGCCGGGCTGACGGAATATGTCGGCAATCTCCGGCGATTGGCGCTCCGGCTTCCATTCGCAACGGAATCGGACCCACAAACCGCGCGGGCGCTGCTGATACAGGCGCTTCGCGACAATTTCACCTGAAGGAGATCCCATGGGAAAGAAAGCATATCGCATCTGGCGCATCGATCCGGCCAAAAAGGCGATCGCGCCGCTCGCGCTAGACGCGTCGAAGAAGGATTTCGCGCTGACGATCCAGCGCCTTTGTCGCGCGAGCGCGCTTGGACACCGGGCGCTGTGCGACATCGAAGG